TCAAAACTGAAAGCGCATCCAGGCAAAGTACACATTGCCATTGTTGTAGGTACCCGGAATGTAGGTCATCTGAAAAGTCACTGGGCCATAACCCACGGAGGCCAATGGCAGTAGAACCGGGAGAGGGATGTAATTCCAGTTATCGCGTGCCGTTACGCCAGCGGTGAATCCCAGACCTAAATGAAAATTTTCATCCGCCAGCGGTCGCCAGGTACTTTCCCATCCGTATCCGGCAATCGGTTCCCATTTGTTCCACGAGTCCTTAAATGCCATGGCATACAGGCCATGCCAGTTTCCTTTTTCATCCCAACGCGACAGGCCAAAACCGCCACCCCACGGTCGCTCGTTATAGCGATCGGTTTTTTCTTTGTCGTAAGCGAAACGTGCATGCCAGGTGATGGCAGGAATATATAAATCATAATGTTCAGGCTGTTGCCAGGTTTGTGCAATATTTTCTCTAAACGTTGTCATCCTCTCATCTGCGTTAGCAAAAACTTTACCAACGCTGATTAACTGAATAAAAACAAAGGAAAAGATAGCGACATATTTACTCACGTTCATTTGTGACCATAAAACATTTATCAAAAATCTACTACTAGCATAGCAAAGCTACAATTAACATAACCTTAATAGACCCAACATAAAGAATAATCTGAATAGCTGCTCTATTTATTTCCGCTTGTTCAAGTTAAATATTTCCGCGCATCGATTAAAGATGATGCGTCGTTTTCTGCGATGGGAATAGTCAAAAAAGAAAAACCAAGTCTTTTTTGATGACAAAATGCAATCAAGGAAAAATTATTTTATTTTTTTAACGAGATACAACAATCATCTTAACGAAGTATATAATATATATCGTCAACCCATGCTCATATTAGATTATTTTTTGAGCGCACAGCCGCAGCTAACACCATTGCAATTAACAAATTTGCATCAATCCACCATCAATTTACACACATTATTATGTGATAATTGCCAACCGCTAAATATGCGTTTTGTTATCTATGTATAAAAACAGCAACTTCAATGTCTTAATGGCAGTTTTTCTTGATTTTAATCAGCATTCATCGCCAATTTATTGGGCATATTTTTTCCTTAAGCTTTAGGAAGTTTTTATTATTTACTTTGGGCCTGGAGACAGGAAAAATTATGCTGACATTCATTGAACTCCTTATTGGGGTTGTGGTTATTGTGGGTGTGGCTCGCTACATCATTAAAGGGTATTCCGCCACTGGTGTGTTATTTGTCGGTGGCCTGTTATTGCTGATTATCAGTGCCATTATGGGGCACAAAGTGTTACCGTCCAGCCAGGCTTCAACAGGCTACAGCGCCACGGATATCGTTGAATACGTTAAAATATTACTAATGAGCCGCGGCGGCGACCTCGGCATGATGATTATGATGCTGTGTGGCTTTGCCGCTTACATGACCCATATCGGCGCGAATGATATGGTGGTCAAGCTGGCGTCAAAACCATTGCAGTATATTAACTCCCCTTACCTGCTGATGATTGCCGCCTATTTTGTTGCTTGTCTGATGTCACTGGCCGTCTCTTCCGCAACCGGTCTGGGGGTTTTGCTGATGGCAACCCTGTTTCCGGTGATGGTAAACGTTGGTATCAGTCGTGGCGCAGCAGCTGCCATTTGTGCCTCCCCGGCGGCGATTATTCTCGCACCGACTTCAGGGGATGTGGTGCTGGCGGCGCAGGCTTCCGAAATGTCGCTGATTGACTTCGCCTTCAAAACGACGCTGCCTATCTCAATTGCTGCAATTATCGGCATGGCGATCGCCCACTTCTTCTGGCAACGTTATCTGGATAAAAAAGAGCACATCTCTCATGAAATGTTAGATGTCAGTGAAATCACCACCACTGCCCCCGCGTTTTATGCCATTTTGCCGTTCACGCCGATCATCGGTGTACTGATTTTTGACGGTAAATGGGGTCCGCAATTACACATCATCACTATTCTGGTGATTTGTATGCTGATTGCCTCCATTCTGGAGTTCCTCCGCAGCTTTAATACCCAGAAAGTTTTCTCTGGTCTGGAAGTGGCTTATCGCGGGATGGCAGATGCGTTTGCTAACGTGGTGATGCTGCTGGTTGCCGCTGGGGTATTCGCTCAGGGGCTTAGCACCATCGGCTTTATTCAAAGTCTGATTTCTATCGCTACCTCGTTTGGTTCGGCGAGTATCATCCTGATGCTGGTATTGGTGATTCTGACCATGCTGGCGGCAGTCACGACCGGTTCAGGCAATGCGCCGTTTTATGCGTTTGTTGAGATGATCCCGAAACTGGCGCACTCTTCCGGCATTAACCCGGCGTATTTGACTATCCCGATGCTGCAGGCGTCAAACCTGGGTCGTACCCTATCACCCGTTTCTGGCGTAGTCGTTGCGGTTGCCGGGATGGCGAAAATCTCACCATTTGAAGTCGTAAAACGCACCTCGGTGCCGGTGCTTGTTGGGCTAGTGATTGTTATCGTTGCTACAGAGCTGATGGTGCCAGGAACGGCAGCAGCGGTCACAGGCAAGTAAATAGTAATGCCGGAGGCAAGTTTCCTCCGGCTTTATCATGTCACCCACTGTGGTATATGCGTTGTGGTCTGCCAACTTTGCCGTGAACAATTTCAGCAATAATCAGATGGCGGCTGGCGCAATATTCAAGATAACGCCTGGCAGTGGTGCGGCTGATGGTCAGTGCCTGCGCCACCGTTTCTGCCGTATGTTGCACACCAGGCTCTTTAAACAGTTTTCGCACCGCGTTTAGCGTCAAGGGGTCAATGCCGGTCGGCAGTTCGTCTTTGGGTTCACCGCGAGCATAGGCATTAAACATCTCATCAATTTGCTTCTGGCTGGCGCTATCAATACTTTCCAGCATATGTTTACGCTGGCGGAAACGGGTTAGCGTTTGCCCCAGTGTATTGATTCACTTGAAGTACGAAAAAACCGGGAGAACATTGGATTATTCGGGATCTGATGGGATTAGATTTGGTGGGGCTTGCAAGCCTGTAGTACAAATTTTAGGCGTTAACCAATGAAACGCGAAAGATAGTAAAAAATTGCTTTTGTTTCATTGAAAAAACGAAAAACAAAAACACTATAAATCATTTCAATCATAGCTTCAAAAAACGTTCAAAACCGATAACAACCAGGCTGTCATCAAATGACTCATATCACAAATCAGCTCATGCCGTTTAGGTATGTTACATGTGTGATTATGTGAGGTGAAGTATGTTTTAGCTGGCTCATGGTTGTTATACGGCTTTTTTCGCATCTTGTGGTTCCAACAAAGGAGCTACAGGCTCTTCCTGTTTATGAACACCATACATTGACAAAATCTCTTGGCGAGTTTCTGGAGGTAATTTATGCAGCGCCAAAGCTGTTTGTAGTGTTTGGCGATCAATACCCAGCGTTGCCAATAGGGTGTCAACGGAGATGGAGGGGCGTTCTTGCATTAATCCGGAAAGCCCATATTTAGCCATGTTTAGCTCTATCTCTCGGACTTCATTTTCTCCTAGTTTATTGATTAACAGGGAGAACATTTTCAATGTATCAGCATTCATTTCTTCGATAGCAATTTTTTGCATAGCCGGTATTGCCGGGATATATTCAACCCCAGGCCCGCGACGCCCTTCTTGTGAACGCTTCGGCCATCCTTCTTTCTTTGCTCGTTTATGCACCCCCTGTATTGTCCCAGGCATTCCATCCAGTTCAGTAATTTGTTTGGGTGTCATCCACTGGTTTATCTCATTTGCGCTTTTCATAAACTAAGTTTACCAGATTTATCTATATAAAAATCAATGGATTACAAAATAAACCACATTAACTGATATAAACCGGTTTGGTTTATTTGGTAATGTATAAAACAGATAATCAAGACGAATTATTTGTTTTGGTAACCCTTTATCATACGCAATATGGTTGGTGTGCGAAAGATGAGTAACGATTGGCATCGGGCCGACGTGATTGCGGCCCTCAAAAAAACAGGAACCCCTCTGGCAAAATTGTCCAGACGTTCAGGTTATTCAACCGGGACGCTTGCAAATGCATTAGTCAGGCCATGGCCTAAAGGTGAACGCATTATTGCTGACGCCTTAAACATGAAACCTGAGGAAATTTGGCCTAGTAGATATCTAAGGGATCACAATGAGAGAGTGGATATCAGCAATTGAATGCATGGGTTTATCTGGTTTACCTGGTTCATTAATGGGGGTTCACAAAAGAGCTCAGAGAGAAGGATGGCTCAAGAGAAGAAGAGAAGGAATTAGAGGGGTTGCTTACGAATACCATATATCTTCTCTTCCTAACATTGCTCGAGCTGAAGTTTTGCTCCAACAAGGAAAATTTAAAACCAGTCAGGGATGTTTTGAAATCGCCCGCCCCACGCTGGAAGCTCATGATTATGATCGTGAGGCACTATGGAGCAAATGGGATAAAGCCAGCGATTCCCAGCGCAGCCTGGCTGAAAAATGGTTGCCCTCAATTCAGGCCACAGACGAAATGCTGAACCAGGGGATTTCAACGAAAACGGCTTTTGCGACCGTTGCAGGGCATTACCAGGTCAGCGCATCCACTTTGCGGGACAAGTATTACCAGGTACAGAAGTTTGCGAAGCCTGACTGGGCGGCTGCACTTGTTGATGGACGTGGAGCATCCCGTCGCAATGTTCACAAAAGTGAATTTGACGAGGATGCCTGGCAGTTTCTGATTGCAGATTATCTGCGACCGGAAAAACCCGCCTTCCGCAAATGTTATGAGCGTCTGGAACTGGCAGCCCGCGAGCATGGCTGGAGTATTCCCTCCCGTGCCACGGCCTTTCGCCGGATTCAGCAACTGGACGAGGCAATGGTTGTTGCCTGTCGTGAAGGTGAACATGCACTGATGCATCTGATACCGGCACAGCAGCGAACTGTGGAACACCTGGACGCCATGCAGTGGATCAACGGCGACGGTTATCTGCATAACGTCTTTGTACGCTGGTTTAACGGTGATGTGATCCGTCCGAAAACATGGTTCTGGCAGGATGTGAAAACCCGAAAAATTCTGGGCTGGCGCTGCGATGTGAGCGAGAACATTGATTCAATTCGCCTCTCGTTCATGGATGTTGTGACTCGCTACAGTATCCCGGAGGATTTTCACATCACCATTGATAACACCCGTGGTGCTGCGAATAAATGGCTGACGGGAGGCGCGCCCAATCGCTACCGCTTTAAGGTAAAAGAGGACGATCCAAAAGGACTGTTTTTACTGATGGGTGCGAAAATGCACTGGACAAGCGTTGTTGCCGGTAAAGGCTGGGGCCAGGCAAAACCTGTTGAACGTGCTTTCGGTGTTGGTGGGCTTGAGGAATACGTTGATAAGCATCCGGCACTGGCTGGCGCATATACGGGGCCAAATCCGCAGGCAAAACCTGATAACTATGGCGACCACGCTGTTGATGCAGAGCTGTTTCTGAAAACCTTTGCCGAAGGTGTGGCGATGTTCAATGCCAGAACAGGCCGTGAAACAGAAATGTGCGGGGGCAAACTCTCGTTTGATGATGTTTTCGAGCGTGAATACGCCAGAACGATTGTGCGTAAGCCAACCGAAGAACAAAAACGGATGCTGTTACTGCCTGCCGAGGCGGTGAACGTTTCACGCAAAGGCGAGTTTACGCTTAAAGTTGGCGGCTCCCTTAAAGGCGCGAAAAACGTTTATTACAACATGGCATTAATGAATGCCGGAGTGAAAAAAGTTGTGGTCAGATTTGATCCACAGCAGTTACACAGCACGGTTTATTGAGATAGCCTGAGTTTAACGGACACTCCTTCCTGAAATAGAATGGCATCAGAAGGAGCTAATAATGAGCAGAAAAACCCAACGTTACTCTAAAGAGTTCAAAGCCGAAGCTGTCAGAACGGTTCTTGAAAATCAACTTTCGATCAGTGAAGGCGCTTCCCGATTATCTCTTCCTGAAGGCACTTTAGGACAATGGGTTACCGCCGCCAGAAAAGGGCTCGGTACTCCTGGTTCCCGCACGGTGGCTGAACTGGAATCTGAAATTCTGCAACTGCGTAAGGCGTTAAATGAAGCTCGCCTTGAGCGAGATATATTAAAAAAAGCAACAGCGTATTTTGCACAGGAGTCGCTGAAAAATACGCGTTAATCGAACAATGGCGACAACAATTTCCCATTGAAGCGATGTGTCAGGTATTTGGTGTATCCAGGAGCGGTTATTACAACTGGGTACAGCATGAACCCTCAGACAGAAAACAAAGTGATGAGCGGCTAAAACTGGAGATTAAGGTGGCACATATCCGCACTCGCGAAACATATGGAACCCGGCGGCTCCAGACGGAGCTGGCAGAGAATGGCATCATCGTTGGTCGTGACCGACTGGCACGTCTTCGTAAGGAGCTGAGGCTACGCTGTAAGCAGAAACGCAAGTTCAGAGCGACTACGAACCCGAACCACAATCTGCCAGTTGCGCCAAATCTGCTGAACCAGACGTTCGCTCCTACAGCACCAAATCAGGTCTGGGTGGCGGACCTGACGTATGTTGCCACACAGGAGGGATGGTTGTACCTCGCTGGCATCAAAGATGTTTATACGTGCGAAATTGTCGGCTACGCCATGGGAGAGCGCATGACAAAAGAGCTGACAGGTAAAGCCCTGTTTATGGCGCTCAGGAGCCAGCGCCCACCTGCCGGGCTAATCCACCACTCTGATCGAGGTTCACAGTACTGCGCATACGATTACCGGGTCATACAGGAGCAGTCTGGTCTGAAAACATCAATGTCGCGTAAAGGTAACTGTTACGACAACGCTCCGATGGAAAGCTTCTGGGGAACGCTGAAAAATGAGAGCCTGAGCCACTATCGTTTTAATAACCGGGATGAAGCCATCTCAGTAATACGGGAATACATTGAGATTTTCTACAATCGTCAGCGTCGTCACTCTCGTCTGGGGAATATCTCCCCGGCAGCCTTCAGGGAAAAATATCATCAGATGGCTGCTTAAAAAAAGAACAAATGGTAGTGTCCGCTATTGCCAGTACACCTCAATTCTTTGGCATTTTTTACCTCGTTACGCGCGTCTGTGGCTTTGCCAACGGATACTTCCGCGTGCGCACGAGTGAACCAGTGCGTGGCAACGTCTTCCTCCACAACATGACGGCCTTTAACAAACTCGCGCCGAGAACCGTCGGGAAGCGTGAGCACAAACGGGGTATGTACGTGTATTACTGCATCATTTTTTGCCATCGGGTCATCCTTAATGGCCCCGCCAGGGGGCCATGTGGCTGTTAAATGCCATCAACGTACGAAATGGTTTCTTTGTACACTGGCTCGACTGCACCCAGCTTGCCGTAGTAAGTGACGATCTGATACAGACCGCGATACTGCACCGGCACGCTCTGAAGCGGAACCAGCGGGTAGCGGACGTATTTTTTATCGTTGGTGTACGCAACTATGCGATCCTTATTCCCCACACCACGGCCTTTCAGCCATTTAACCGCGCGGATATTCAGCGGAACACCGTTCTGGTGATAGCTGATGGTGTTGGTCTGAAGGTTCGTCAACAGGGACTGGTTACCTGCAGATGAAACGATGATGCTGGACAACAGAGCAAACTGCTCAGGCGGGATCAGCAAATCACGCGGAACCACAGAGTAACCAGAAGCGGCCCACGCATCAGACAGCACCTGGTTAATGCTTGCGCGGATTTCGTCCGGTGTTGAGGTTGCCCACGTTTTGGCAGCGTTGTTGACAGGCACGCCGTCCAGGGTAACAAGGCCTTTCAGGTTTAATGCGGAATCGCCAACATATACCTGTTCATCGTTATCCATCTGCCATTTCAGTTGCATACCGTCATACTTCTGCGTATCAATCGGGCGGCCGACCTGCTGAGCAGCCTGCAATTCTATGACCGTCCAGCCAAGTTCCATCCCCCACAGGTTCAGCGGGTTACCGGATTTGCCGATATCCACGTTCACGCCAGCAATAGCGGTTGAGTCTTTGCCTACCCAGTTTTTTCCATTCGGATTTGCGCCAGTACCCGCAGCGGCGAAGCTGGTATTCGTCCAGCTGGAAATGTCATCTGCGATGGAGGCGTCTTCACGCAGTTGAATATCGCGGCTCCAGGTGTACCCCACCAGTGGCAGGTTCAGCGTCTGGTCGAGTCTCTCCAGCTCCCCGATGAGAAAGGCACCAGAGCTGTCAACGGTTGCCTGATCAAAAGTAATCATTCGTCTGTTCCTTAAATCTTCCAGGAAATTTCTGCATTGCCGTCAGCATCACCGGCACCTGTGAATTCAGCGTTGGTCAGCACCACGTTTTTGCCACTGACTGACGTGGACATGAATCCACCCAGAGGCACTTTGATGGATTCATCAGTGGAGATCGCCTTTTTTGATAGTGCTGGCATCAAAATCAGAACCGAGATTAACGGTCACGTAGCCACGCTTCATGGCGTCGCCCGGGAAGTTCTTGCCTGTTCCCACCTGGCGAACCATGTCCGGCTGCGACGTGGTCGGATAAGGGCGCACGTAGATCCCCTTCACCTTGTCTGCGGTATCACCATCTGCCAGCGGCACGAAAAAACCGTCATCATCGTATTTACCAGCCAGGCCATAGGCAGCGAAGGCGTTATCGGATTTAAGGACCACCGGTTCGACGGTTAAGTCCTGCGGGCGAGAGACAGCCCCGGCAATGCCAACAGGCATCCGGTACAGAAATACATTATTCATTTTTTACCCTTTACGGTTTGCCCAGAATTCAGCGTTTTGTTTGTTCAGGGAAGCGATACTGGTCATGCCCATGTTTAGGCGCTGTGCATCGCCGGTGGTGGCGCGGGTGTTTCGCCCTTTGGCAACCTCAGACACGGCATTAAACGCCATGTCGACCGATTGTTTCGGTAATTTGCGGATATCCGCATCACCGACTATCTGGCGAACCAGCGTTTTGTCAGCAGAAGCCAGAACCTCGCGTTTGAACGCGGTCGGTTTCATCTTACGGCTCAGATCGATACCCGGAACGATAACTTCGGCACGCCAGGCTGAGTCACCAGTAATCGTGGTTTCCTCTTCATCGTCCTCGCCGTCACCGGTCGGATTATCGTCAGGCTTATTATCGTTATCGCCCGTGGCATTTCTTTCCAGCTTAGCCAGCAGGGCTTTCAGTAATGTTTTGAGGTCATCATCACTGTCGCCGGTTGGATCTCCGCCCATCTCTGGTGCTTTGTCCGGTAGTGGTTGCTGCGGGGACAGGTTGATGTTGAGATTAACGCCCTGCGGCAAATCCCCCTCATCTCCTGTAACCGATGCGGGAGCCGACTCCACCAGTTCGTTCATGGTGTCGGCATCTCCTGTCTTGATGGCCGCACGCATGCGGTTCCACCAGTTTTTCTTTTGATTTGCCATTGTGTCTCTGTCTCCAATTGCACAACGATTTCCGGCTCTGCCTTTAGGGACAAGAGCCACATGGTTTCCGGTAATATCGACCTGCTCGGCTTTACCTGGCTCGGTCTGCTCGTACTCCGCGTCATAGCCGCACGACACTTCGCGCAGGCCATCTTCGATAAGCTGAATGGCGCTTTCGTCTTTGACGATAAGGTCAGCCAGCATCAAATCAGACTGCTCACCCGTCCCGCGCCGGACATTCTGGAGGTGCCCGACAGCAAGCACTTTCCAGTTCTCGGGATTTACCAGCCGCACATTCCCGTTTTCATCTTCAGGATGCAGGATCGTGATGCTCATCCCTTCGAATGAGGCAAGCGTGGCCGGATGGAATACCTGCTCAGGAGAACGCGTGACGACTATTTCAACGAACTTATCGGGTTTCAGTTTTGGCAGGTCATCAGCACCATAGAGCTGCTTACCTGTTCGTCCTATCGGCACGTCTTTGCACAGCAACGAGCCGTCAGCCAGGCGGTATCGGGTTTCCCCGAGCCTGGTCTCAAAAAAGTATTTCATGGGTTATGCTGCCCTTTTCATTGCGAATGGAACGCGAACAAACACGATCTCTTTATAGCAGCGGCAGTTTGGCAGCTCGCCCGCGTGGCCGGTCATGCCGTCCAAAGTTGGAGGTGAATCCCAGCGGACGAATTTACCTTTCATGTGATCGTGGGAATCTCGGACATCGCCATCATCGGCTGTACGCCAAATATAACCATCCGAGCCAATAGCTATCGCTCGGGCCATATCCAGCGCGCCCGTTGCTCTTCCCAGTTCCGTTCGGGCAATCAGATCGGCCCTAGACTTAGCAACATCGCCGGTAGATGCAATCTCTTTAGCAAACTGCTCCGCCCGACCACCGGTGACAACAGCCTCTATCGCTTTGTTCTGGATGTCGTACACCCTGTCTGCGGCCTCGAGAGGCAGAGATTTGATGTACTTGACCTGTTCGGCGATGATGGATTGCATCACCTGGCCCACAGGAGCGCTTTCCACAAGATTGCGGAGCTCGCGACTGATGTTCTTGCTGTGTTGCCGCCAAACTTTCTCGTTCTGCCGGGTTAGGTCCGCAGTAAAGTTTTCCGCGACCTTTGTCGCCCAGGGGGTGATGATTTCACTGTAACGCTCCAGCGCCGCAATAATTTCCGTGATACTGTCATTTGAACCATCGTAGCGACCATTTACGATGTCTCCGACCGCCCTCGCTATCCTGCGTAGGCTGGTTCGATACCGGATTTCCGCCTGACGGCTCCTGCGGTTCGTCATCAGGTTCGCCGATGCCGGGCGGCGCTTCATCTTCGGCATTCTCGATGTCCTCGTTGGTAATGGATGCCCCTATGCCGGTTACGTCAGAATTTTCTCGCAAATCAGTCATAGCGGCTTTCAGTGTCATCAGACCATCACCCAGCGCCGTACTGATTGCGTTGGTGGTGTTTAACGCCACCGTTGAGCGATCGACATCAGACATTTGCCAGAGCGGGTTAAACTCAAACGTGAAATCGTCCGGCAGCGGCTTGCCAAGTTCCGAACGATGCATGATGTCCAGTATCCGCCGCACCGGAAGACGTAAACGCCTCTCCTGCAACGAACTGATGCGATCGTAATAGTTGGCAAGGTCTGCATCACCGGTAGAAAATCCTTTCGGGGACTGTCCGAACAACCGCACCAGTGGGATACCAACAGCGCCACTAATCTGTTCTGCAAACTGCGAAAGGATGTCATCCAGACCACTGAAGCTGTACTGATGGGTTTCAAACTTATCCCGCGAGTCCATGAGCGTCATGCCTTCATTACTCTGGAACTGTCGAATCAGGTCGATATTCTTCAGCAACGCTTCATACGCAGGACCACCAAGTGCGATAAGCTCGCGTAGCTTCTCCACGCTGTAGGTACGCAAATGCGCCTTGTAGACCAGCTGCGCCGCGCCGACAGTAGCGCTGTCGAACGCGGTAAGACGATCCCAGATACGCTCTACAACCGACATTCCCCATTCGTTCTCGGTCATCTTCTGCTGAAATGGCAACGTGACGCCATCAAAGCGAATCAGGCGACTGTGATGAATGCGCCAGGCAGGAATTCCCGTTGCTGTGGTCACCACATCGTAAAACTCAGGTTTACCCAGGTCCGGCCCCATATCTTTAATGCGGCGGGTCAGTGCCGGGTCGACCATCCAGCGGTCGAGCGGGAGAATCCCCTTAAACTTGCCCTTACCGATGGTTTCGGGTCGCAGCGGGGTCATTGGTGCCTGCCCCTCAATCATGATGAAACCCACCGCGCCGCCGTAGAGGCGCGACCATTTCAGCACGTCATTCAGCGCATCCCAGATTTGCAACTCATCCAGTTGTGATTCGAGAATGCCACGATCTTTTGCATCAATTTCCGAAGTGATGCGAATGCCTTTGCGGGTCATATCATCCGGGATAGCATCGACTGCTTCGCCGATGATCCAGGATGAACGATAGGACCATTCCACCAGCATGCGGTTACGACTGGTGAAATTAGCCCGGTAGGTGGATGCTGAGTGCTGGTTAGGTGTCTGCATCCCTACTCGGGCAATAAAATTCTCATAACCATCAGCTGTGGCCTGCACAGTTCGCCGCAGGGCTTGTTTGTTTCGTGCCATCAGGCCTGTCTCCCCAGCTGTTCCCAGATATCCAGCGATGTATCGATTGGCGCGAAGGCCATAATGAATGCATCAGCAACGTTTGGTGACGGTATCTCGCGTTTTGCGAGGTCTTTTTTACTTTCGACCATCACACGTCCGTTACGGTCGAAATCACGATGAGGTGTTGTCAGTTCCAGTTTCAGCTTTTCAAGCAACGGACAACGAGAATCTATGCTGATCAGCTCATCCACAGGATACTGTTCTCCGTTGTTAATGGCGTTAAACGTATTTCTGAAACGGTCAGCCACCATGCCTGAGCCTTAAGATTTGCGAAAAAGTCTTTGTTGGGGATGCCGTTGTACTCGTCATCTGGCTCATGCACACCAGCACCGGCGTTAAACCTCTGGTAATTCACACGTCGCGCGTATGCGTTCTCGCTCTTCCGGTCAGCGTTAATTTCAGAGAATTTAGCACCGGCAGACGCACCAACACCGATAGAGTCGTAAACAATATCTGCTTCACGCTCCAGCGCCGCCTGATAAGTACGCTGGCAGCTCTTCAGTAATTCATCTTCTTTGGCCTTCCATTCGTCGGCCCAGAAAACAACGGATCCGTGACGGTAAACGTTAGCGCACTTATCTGTACCACTGTCAGCCACGTCAAAGCCAATACGCTTTCTTCCACTGGGTTCGAAATTTAACGTTTTGTGCGCATCCACTGCGGCTTCTATCCAAGACAGTTTGATGATTGCTGGATTTGCCCCTATATTTCCAGACATCTGTTATCACTTAACCCATTACAAGCCCGCTGCCGCAGATATTCCCGTGGCGAGCGATAACCCAGCGCACTATGCGGATGCCATTCGTTATAATGCTCGAACGCCTCTGCAAGGTTCTTTGCTGCCGTTAACCCGTCTGGTTTGGGCATGATACTGATGTAGTCACGCTTTATCGTTTTCACGAAGCTCTCTGCTATTCCGTTACTCTCCGGACTCCGCACCGCCGTGTTCTTCGGTTCAAGTCCCAACATCCGGGCGAACTGGCGTGTTTCATTAGCCCGGTAGCATGAACCATTATCCGTCAGCCACTCCACTGGAGACGACGGAAGATCGTTGCCGAAGCGGCGTTCCACCGCTCCCAGCATGACGTCCTGTACTGTTTCACTGTTGAAGCCGCCGGTAGTCACCGCCCAGTGCAGTGCCTCACGATCACAGCAGTCCAGCGCGAACGTGACACGCAGTCTCTCTCCGTTATCACAGCAGAACTCGAACCCGTCAGAGCACCATCGCTGATTGCTTTCTTTCACGGCCACTCTGCCTGTATGTGCCCGTTTCGATGGCGGTACAGCAGGTTTTCGCTCAAGCAACAGCGCATTCTGGCGCATGAGCCGGTAAACACGTTTGGCATTGATCGCAGGCATACCATCAAGTTCTGCCTGTCTGCGAAGCAGCGCCCATACCCGACGATAACCATACGTGGGCAGCTCTCCGATAACATGGTGTATACGGAGAAGCACATCCGTATCATCAGTGTGACGACTGCGGCGGCCATCCATCCAGTCATCGGTTCGTCTGAGAATGACGTGCAACTGCGCACGCGACACCCGGAGACAACGGCTGACTAAGCTTACTCCCCATCCCCGGGCAATAAGGGCGCGTGCGCTATCCACTTTTTTGCCCGTCCATATTCAACGGCTTCTTTGAGGAGTTCATTTTCCATCGTTTTCTTGCCGAGCAGGCGCTGGAGTTCTTTAATCTGCTTCATGGCGGCAGCAAGTTCAGAGGCAGGAACAACCTGTTCTCCGGCGGCCACAGCAGTAAGACTTCCTTCCTGGTATTGCTTACGCCAGAGAAATAACTGGCTGGCTGCTACACCATGTTGCCGGGCAACGAGGGAGACCGTCATCCCCGGTTCAAAGCTCTGCTGAACAATTGCGATCTTTTCCTGTGTGGTACGCCGTCTGCGTTTCTCCGGCCCTAAGACATCAATCATCTGTTCTCCAATGACTAGTCTAAAAACTAGTATTAAGACTATCACTTAAATAAGTGATACTGGTTGTCTGGAGATTCAGGGGGCCAGTCTAATTGCCGCATCATCATCAGACTCCGGAACGCCCTCATACACATGTTTAAAACCATCCGGATCACGGCGTCGCGCCGCGTCGATAACCTTAAGCATGGTGTCAGACAGAAACGGATTTTCGTCATAGTTAATTTTGCGGATGAGAGTGCCTTCGGGCGGATCAACAACGAAGTTGCGCCAGACGAAATCAGTAACAAGTCCGGGGTTGAATATGAACCAGCATTCCGAACCCTCTTTACGGATCGTTGGCTCCAGAATTTTCCACTGGTATTCCGTCAGTGCGTGGGCTTCTTCCAACCACAACATATCGATCCCCTCCAGTGACTTAATTTCTTCGATGTTGCGCCATAATCCATAAAAAACAAATTCCGAGCCAGTAACCCGGTTAATGATTTTGTTGTTCAGAATACGGAAACGGTGCCGCAGACCAAACCTGTCTATCTGAATTTTGAGCAGGGTATACACCGACTCTTCGATTTTATTCTGGATCTGACGGGCACAACAAAAACGCAGGGTGTATTTATTCGACAGAAATATGGCAATGCCAGCGGCATCCCATGATTTTGACGATGACCGACCACCATAAAGCACTTTGTTACGTGCCCGCATAGTCCAGAAACTACGTAAAGCCGGATTCAGCGTCGGTTTGGATGTCAGAGTAGAAGTCATTGAGGTCACGCTCTCCATTGCCATCATCAATACCTGCATCACGGCGAAGACGATCAGCCTCCAGAGACACCTTATCAGTGGCGGCCTTGCGGTAGGCTGTATCAGCAAATATTTTTCCTACCGTCGCAAGCGTGCCAACGATGGACTCAATACGAACTGTATTGCGCATCATTGCTTTCTCGGCGGCGCTGATATTTTCAATCAGCATCTTCCTTTCCTGGTCCCCATTAGCATCTTCCAGCGACACCAACCACCGACCAATATTCTCTGCAGCGACAAGGTTGTTAGCACGAAGGCGAAATAATTCGTCCTCGAGCGTCAACGCTTTAGCGTCCTCTATCACCTCATCTTTGAGCAGAAGGCGACGGGCATAACCACCGTGTTTTAATGCCTGCTGGTTACCGGGTTGGAATGGGTTAGTCGGGGGATCGGTACGCATTCCGCGTATCGGTTTCGTATCCGGTGTAGATTCTGTTTTTAGTTGCGTACTTTTTTGTGTAAGGCCAGTAATGGCAGGCTTTCTGCTGGTACGCACTTTCCTTTTTTGCGTACCATTTTTGCAAACCTGCGTACCGCCACTGCGTGCCCAATCAAGCTTTTTGGCCCTCTTCCTGATAGCCCCTTCTGTAACGCCGTATTTCTCGCCTATATCACGGAGGCTAAGGACTCCGGCCCGGTATGCCGATTCGATGGCCTCCCAGTCCGGTTTTGCCATGATTATGCTTCCTGTGATTTACTGTTATCGCTGCCTGTCACAATAGGTTGCTTTAATTCTTCCTCATCACTCACTCCTGCGACGCTCCGTGGCAGGGCCCCCCACAGGAGTACCTTGTAAATGTAAGGTGTTTAAGCCTAAATTAAGTCGTATCACGGTTAAATAGCAAAGAAAAATTCACAGAAGGAAAGACATTGATGGAGTGGATAAATGCTTTGATGAACTATTTTGTACTTCATCCATATCGCCTATGGGGGCTTCTTTTTATAATAGCGTTCACAAAATCCACTTTACTCATTTCGGCGATATTGCCACCAGCATCAATTATGATGGCCACTGTAATTACAGTCAGCAAGACGACTCTTTCACCATGGGAAGCTGGAATCACGGTCATGAGTGGCGCATGGTGCGGTACTATCGTTAATTACCATCTTGGTATAATAATTGGGCATATCCCTCAACTTGCATGTATAATATCGAGCCGTTCCAATACAATAGAACGGGTTCGCCTTCAGTTGCAAAATAACTCTGTGTCAATACTTTTCACTTCGCGCTTTATCGCCGTGCTGCGTTACATTGCTCCTTTGGTGGCAGGAATGTTGCAACTTCATCCAGTGAAAGTGTATACAGTGAGTCTGATTTCAGCTGCTAGCTGGTCAGCACTTTATGTTGGTAGTTTTAGCTTCGTGTTGCCTTTTTTTAGCTAAACTGCCCATAAAAAGCTCTTGCGAATCCAGCTTCCCCCATTCCTCTGACAACAGAATCTGATTTGAAGGATAATGAGTAAAATTACCGCTACCCCCCAAGGCATTGGATCCTGATGTACTCCTGAAGCATTCTCAATGCTGTCTGGTCGCTGATGATTCCGTCCCGGATACCGAGAACGTTTCGTCCAGCAACTGGAGAGAGTTCGACGGTGGCATCATTGCCCATGCCGGAGGCGCTGGAGGTTTCGGCTGAGGATGGCACAGGGCATTTTCCTTTGACGAGCACCCGACCACCATTATCAAGCTTGCGCCGAAGAGCATCATTTTCAGCTTTTGAAGTGGCACACTGAATTTGGCCACCTGAACAGAGGTGATATGCTCACCTCAGAACAACACAGGTGCTCCAATGAAAAAAAGAAATTTTAGCGCAGAGTTTAAACGCGAATCCGCTCAACTGGTTGTTGACCAGAAATACACGGTGGCAGATGCCGCCAAAGCTATGGATGTTGGCCTTTCCACAATGACAAGATGGGTCAAACAACTGCGTGATGAGCGTCAGGGCAAAACACCAAAAGCCTCCCCCATTACCCCGGAACAAATTGAAATCCGTGAGCTCAGGAAAAAGCTACAACGCATTGAAATGGAGAATGAAATATTAAAAAAGGCTACCGCGCTCTTGATGTCAGACTCCCTGAACAGTTCTCGATAATCGGGAAACTCAGAGCGCATTATCCTGTGGTCACACTCTGCCATGTGTTCGGGGTTCATCGCAGCAGCTACAGATACTGGAAAAACCGTCCTGAAAAACCAGACGGCAGACGGGCTGTATTACGCAGTCAGGTACTTGAGCTACATGGCATCAGCCACGGTTCGGCCGGAGCAAGAAGCATCGCCACAATGGCAACCCGGAGAGGCTACCAGATGGGACGCTGGCTTGCTGGCAGGCTCATGAAAGAGCTGGGGCTGGTCAGCTGTCAGCAGCCGACTCACCGGTATAAACGTGGTGGTCATGAACATGTTGCTATCCCTAACTACCTTGAAAGGCAGTTCGCCGTGACCGAGCCAAATCAGGTGTGGTGCGGTGATGTGACCTATATCTGGACGGGTAAGCGCTGGGCGTACCTCGCCGTTGTTCTCGACCTGTTCGCAAGAAAACCAGTGGGCTGGGCCATGTCGTTCTCGCCGGACAGCAGGCTCACCATGAAAGCGCTGGAAATGGCATGGGAAACCCGTGGTAAGCCCGGCGGGGTGATGTTCCACAGCGATCAGGGCAGTCATTATACGAGCAGGCAGTTCCGGCAGTTATTGTGGCGATACCAGATCAGACAGAGTATGAGCCGGCGCGGAAACTGCTGGGATAACAGCCCAATGGAACGCTTCTTCAGGAGTCTGAAGAACGAATGGATGCCGGTGGTGGGTTACGTAAGCTTCAGCGAGGCAGCTCACGCCATAACGGACTATATCGTTGGATATTACAGTGCACTAAGACCGCACGAATATAACGGTGGGTTACCCCCAAACGAATCGGAAAATCGATACTGGAAAAACTCTAACTCGGTGGCCAGTTTTTGTTGACCACTTCAGTGGCGGTAAGACGGGGAATATGTTTAACCTGATGTTGACCTCTAAAAAGCTGACAAAAACGGCAATTAACGAGGCGCTCCGGAGGATGAAAAAAGCAGGTCTGAACAAGTCTGAACTTGAGGCTTTTTTGCGGGATATGATTAACGGTAAGCAAAAGAGCTGGCTGGCGCATTGTACTGATGCAGAGGCGTTATGTATTGATCGGGTCATAAGTGAGGTGCTGGCAGAGCATCCAGGATTGATTAGCGTCCTTCGGCAACGGTATGAGGGGCGGGGGATGACCAAATGCAAAATGGCTGAACTGCTGAATGATGCACACCCGAAATGGAGTTTAAGAACCTGTGAAAGACGCATTGAGCATTGGCTAAAGGTGGCAGAATTTATTTTGTACAAACCAATGGTTATGGCTTTTGGTATAGAGAAAAAAGTTATTGCTTTTTGACGTAAAAACTGCTTCAATTCTTGTACGCTTCGCAAAGCTGTACCGCGAGGCGAATAGCAGACATGGACATTTGAAAGAGCCCGCTTTATGCGGTTTTTTTTATACCTGAAAAACGGCACAGGACGTTAAACGTGCTGGTGATCAGATGAGTTTGCAGATGTGATGACATATGGTTATTATTCTGCCTCCGGCCCTTTAGCTCAGTTGGTCAGAGCGAGCGACTCATAATCGCCAGGTCGCTGGTTCAAGTCCAGCAAGGGCCACCAACCACCACTAGCTCATCCGGATAGAGCATCAACCTTCTAAGTTGACGGTGCGAGGTTCGAGTCCTCGGTGGTGGGCCAGCGCCGACTTAGCTCAGCAGGCAGAGCAACTGACTTGTAATCAGTAGGTCACCAGTTCGATTCCGGTAGTCGGCACCATATGCGGGCATCGTATAATGGCTATTACCTCAGCCTTCCAAGCTGATGATGCGGGTTCGATTCCCGCTGCCCGCTCCAGCGAGATTTGAGACGAAGGTTGTTATTTGCACTGACACAATATTGTGTGGGAATGTCTGACTCCTTACCATCTCCTGTTCTGTGATGTTGTTTTGTTGCAGTTCCAGTGCTCTTTTTTCAGCACCAGAATGGTGCATTGTCGGTCAGGTTACGTAGTGAACCTCTGGCAGGGGACTGATAATGCATCATTCTGGTGTTGTAAATATCTCTTCGGACAACTTACAAAATATTCTAAGCAAACCCCGGGAACACACTCTTAACTGCCTTGGCTGGCGGTTTTTTGTACAGCGCTCGGTATGTGTGAGCTGGAAATCAGATTTTGCATGGACTGGAATCATGCTGTTATTTAGGGGCGAAGAACTGGCTTTTTCTTCCGCCTTCTCACCAGTAACGATTAGAAAAATAATGAAATGCCCCTCCGGGGAGGAGGACCGTAGAAAAAAGGACCCGCCAGCAAAAACATTGGGGATGAACAGCTTTCGCTACTCAGATTGCTGGCGGGTAAAGTTCCTCATGAATTAAGAATGCTACGCGATCTTTTTTAATGGAAATGAAAATTATTGTCAATTAGTCGTGCGTGTTTTTTCATACAATATTGGTAAAGGTGATTCAGGCCATCAGAGTTTTGCTGATGGCCTTTTTTCTTTCCGATAGCACAGGTCTGTCGGGGGGGCGGGATATGTATCAGATGGAAAAAATATCAACAGGCATTGCCTACGGCACCTCCGCCGGCAGTGCCGGCTACTGGTTTTTGCAGTGGTTGGATCAGTGAGGTGTACTGGCAATAGCGGACACTACCATTTGTTCTTTTTTTAAGCAGCCATCTGATGATATTTTTCCCTGAAGGCTGCCGGGGAGATATTCCCCAGACGAGAGTGACGACGCTGACGATTGTAGAAAATCTCAATGTATTCCCGTATTACTGAGATGGCTTCATCCCGGTTATTAAAACGATAGTGGCTCAGGCTCTCATTTTTCAGCGTTCCCCAGAAGCTTTCCATCGGAGCGTTGTCGTAACAGTTACCTTTACGCGACATTGATGTTTTCAGACCAGACTGCTCCTGTATGACCCGGTAATCGTATGCGCAGTACTGTGAACCTCGATCAGAGTGGTGGATTAGCCCGGCAGGTGGGCGCTGGCTCCTGAGCGCCATAAACAGGGCTTTACCTGTCAGCTCTTTTGTCATGCGCTCTCCCATGGCGTAGCCGACAATTTCGCACGTATAAACATCTTTGATGCCAGCGAGGTACAACCATCCCTCCTGTGTGGCAACATACGTCAGGTCCGCCACCCAGACCTGATTTGGTGCTGTAGGAGCGAACGTCTGGTTCAGCAGATTTGGCGCAACTGGCAGATTGTGGTTCGGGTTCGTAGTCGCTCTGAACTTGCGTTTCTGCTTACAGCGTAGCCTCAGCTCCTTACGAAGACGTGCCAGTCGGTCACGACCAACGATGATGCCATTCTCTGCCAGCTCCGTCTGGAGCCGCCGGGTTCCATATGTTTCGCGAGTGCGGATATGTGCCACCTTAATCTCCAGTTTTAGCCGCTCATCACTTTGTTTTCTGTCTGAGGGTTCATGCTGTACCCAGTTGTAATAACCGCTCCTGGATACACCAAATACCTGACACATCGCTTCAATGGGAAATTGTTGTCGCCATTGTTCGATTAACGCGTATTTTTCAGCGACTCCTGTGCAAAATACGCTGTTGCTTTTTTTAATATATCTCGCTCAAGGCGAGCTTCATTTAACGCCTTACGCAGTTGCAGAATTTCAGATTCCAGTTCAGCCACCGTGCGGGAACCAGGAGTACCGAGCCCTTTTCTGGCGGCGGTAACCCATTGTCCTAAAGTGCCTTCAGGAAGAGATAATCGGGAAGCGCCTTCACTGATCGAAAGTTGATTTTCAAGAACCGTTCTGACAGCTTCGGCTTTGAACTCTTTAGAGTAACGTTGGGTTTTTCTGCTCATTATTAGCTCCTTCTGATGCCATTCTATTTCAGGAAGGAGTGTCCGTTAAACTCAGGCTACCTCAGTCAGCGCTGGAACGACGAGAAGCCAGAAACCATTCAACCACAATCCAGACCATCATCCGCAATCACCGTATCGAAAACTGGCTATGTGTTTTTCGACAGGTGAACCATGAAATCAAAAATCAAATCGCTACTGGTCGCTGGTTATAACCACGGCTGGTTAAGTATTTCGTTTGTCGATTTCTGGTTTAAAAATCTCAATCTGAGGGAATCATGAGGCCAAGTGAACTTAGCGACCTGCTTTGGGCGCAGGTTGACAGGGTGGCTCCGCACCTGTTGCCAAACGGCAAGATAGAGGGGCATGAGTGGGTTGCCGGTAACGTCAACGGTGACAAGGGAAACAGCCTTAAGGTCAACCTTATCGGCAAGAAAAAATGGGCTGATTTCGCTGAGGGAGACGGCGGTGACATGCTTGATTTGTGGATGGCATGTCGTGGAATTAACCTGCATCAGGCTATGCAGGAAGCGAAAGCATTTCTCGGTATCAAGGATGACGATCACCATTTCGATGCCAGACGTGAGAAGAAATTCTCCAGACCTGATCGTAAGAAAATCGCCCGCTACGTTACCAGAACAGAATCCCATCTTGAGTACCTGCAATCGCGTGGCATATCGCCAGAAGTCGTAAAGCGCTACGAGGTTGTCAGCGGCAAGGTGTGGAATGGAGAACGAGAACTGGATGCTCTGGTGCTTCCGTACAAACGCGATGGTGAGTTGTTGCAGGTCAAGCGAATCAGCACTGAGCGCCCGGACGGGAAGAAAGTCATTATGGCAGAAGGTGATTGCGAACCTTGCCTGTTCGGATGGCAGGCTCTGGACGCTGGCGTGAGGGTGGTTGTGCTTTGCGAAGGCGAAATTGATTGTATGAGCTATGCGCAATACGGCATCTCGGCGTTATCCGTGCCGTTTGGTGGCGGGAAAGGCGCTAAGCAACAGTGGATTGAGTTTGAGTATCACAACCTCGACAGGTTTGAGGAAATATTCATCTCGATGGACGTTGATGATGTTGGTCGTGAAGCCGCAAGGGAAATCGTAAGCCGACTCGGTGAACATCGTTGCCGTCTTGTTACTCTGCCGTACAAAGACATCAACGAATGCCTGATGAACGGTGTTACCGAGGATGAAATCTGGCAGTACATCGGCACGGCATCCTACTTCGATCCTGAAGAACTCTACAGTGCGCGAGAGTTTTACCAGGACACTATCAACGCTTTCTACGGCAAGCAGCAGTATCTGTTTAATCCACCGTGGGAATCTCTGGCAGATAAATTCCAGTTCCGTGAGGCAGAGTTGACGCTGGTCAATGGTGTGCACGGTCACGGAAAGGCATGCCCACTGAATGAGCCTATTCTTTTAGCTGATGGGACATGGACTACTCACGGGAATGTAAAAATTGGCGATCAGGTGGCGTCAGTAGACGGCAATCCGTCAACTGTCACTGGGATATTCCCGCAGGGTGTTAGAGATGTTTACCGAGTCACATTTGAAGATGGTCGTTATGTTGATTGCGCAGGCGATCACCTATGGGAGGTCACTAGTCGTGGATTCACGAAAGGCGAGAAACGCCGCGTGATAGATACCTTCGGGTTGAAGCGGTTGAGTGAAACGAAGAGGCACAAAAATGGCGTTAGGATTCCTGAAATAACTGGTGACTTTGGCGACCACTCAGAGCCATTAGCATGGGTTATCGGCTCCCTTCTCGGGGATGGTAGTCTTAGCAATGGGAGCGTGAAGTTTTCAAACGTCGAGCCATACATGATCGAGCGTATGAAGGCTGAACTGCCTGATTACAACTTCTCTGGAGATGGTAAGGACTGGCTGATATCAACGGCGCGTGGTCAGGTAAATCCACTCATGGAGACCCTGCGAGGTTATGGACTAATGGGGTGCACAGCAAAAAACAAATTCATCCCTCGTGTGTTTTTTTCCGCAAATAAATCAACGCGTATAGGCATGCTGTGTGGTCTGCTTGAAACGGATGGGTATGTCGAGAAGGATGGAACGCTTGTTTTTTCCTCAGCAAGTGAAGAACTGCGCAATGAAGTGGTCAACAAAAACTGGCCACCGAGTTAGAGTTTTTCCAGTATCGATTTTCCGATTCGTTTGGGGGTAACCCACCGTTATATTCGTGCGGTCTTAGTGCACTGTAATATCCAACGATATAGTCCGTTATGGCGTGAGCTGCCTCGCTGAAGCTTACGTAACCCACCACCGGCATCCATTCGTTCTTCAGACTCCTGAAGAAGCGTTCCATTGGGCTGTTATCCCAGCAGTTTCCGCGCCGGCTCATACTCTGTCTGATCTGGTATCGCCACAATAACTGCCGGAACTGCCTGCTCGTATAATGACTGCCCTGATCGCTGTGGAACATCACCCCGCCGGGCTTACCACGGGTTTCCCATGCCATTTCCAGCGCTTTCATGGTGAGCCTGCTGTCCGGCGAGAACGACATGGCCCAGCCCACTGGTTTTCTTGCGAACAGGTCGAGAACAACGGCGAGGTACGCCCAGCGCTTACCCGTCCAGATATAGGTCACATCACCGCACCACACCTGATTTGGCTCGGTCACGGCGAACTGCCTTTCAAGGTAGTTAGGGATAGCAACATGTTCATGACCACCACGTTTATACCGGTGAGTCGGCTGCTGACAGCTGACCAGCCCCAGCTCTTTCATGAGCCTGCCAGCAAGCCAGCGTCCCATCTGGTAGCCTCTCCGGGTTGCCATTGTGGCGATGCTTCTTGCTCCGGCCGAACCGTGGCTGATGCCATGTAGCTCAAGTACCTGACTGCGTAATACAGCCCGTCTGCCGTCTGGTTTTTCAGGACGGTTTTTCCAGTATCTGTAGCTGCTGCGATGAACCCCGAACACATGGCAGAGTGTGACCACAGGATAATGCGCTCTGAGTTTCCCGATTATCGAGAACTGTTCAGGGAGTCTGACATCAAGAGCGCGGTAGCCTTTTTTAATATTTCATTCTCCATTTCAATGCGTTGTAGCTTTTTCCTGAGCTCACGGATTTCAATTTGTTCCGGGGTAATGGGGGAGGCTTTTGGTGTTTTGCCCTGACGCTCATCACGCAGTTGTTTGACCCATCTTGTCATTGTGGAAAGGCCAACATCCATAGCTTTGGCGGCATCTGCCACCGTGTATTTCTGGTCAACAACCAGTTGAGCGGATTCGCGTTTAAACTCTGCGCTAAAATTTCTTTTTTTCATTGGAGCACCTGTGTTGTTCTGAGGTGAGCATATCACCTCTGTTCAGGTGGCCAAATTCAGTGTGCCACTTCAGACATTCTGAGGTGACAGCGATGATGACGTTTAACCTGCGTGAACAACAAAAAAGACTACAGGCGCGAATGGATGAGTTACGGGCAGAGATTGCATTTGCTCAGAAGGGCGAAAAGCCATGGCCTTATCGTTCCTGCCTGATGCGTGAAGGTCGCGGATATTGCGAAAAACATGGCGAATATCACACGCATATACTGGTGTGGAGCGATCGTAATGGCGAGGACAGAGAAGAAATTTCATGCTGCCCTGACTGCTTAATCGCTGAGGCCAACGATTTGACCATGGAGCTGTCGTCCATCAAGGCGGAAGAGCTGACTGATAACGCCGGAATTGCCCTGCGTTTTCGGGACTGCGAGTTTGATAATTATCTGGAGGTTAATCCTGGCGCAGCCAGAAATCTTGCGGCCTGTCGCCGCTATGCGGAGAACTGGCCAGATATGCTGGAGAACGGTACCAGTCTTGTTATGACCGGCAGTTGTGGTACCGGAAAAAATCATCTGGCTGTGGCTATGGCAAAACACATCATCCGTAACTATCTGGCCAGTGTGGAGATCACCGACGTGATGCGCCTTACCCGTGCTGTGAAAAATTGCTGGCGGAATGACAGCGAAAAAACAGCGGATGAAGTTATTGAGCGTTATGCGTCAATGGATTTGCTGATCATCGACGAAGTTGGCGTTCAGTTTGGCAGCGCGGCTGAAATGGCTATTTTGCAGGAAATTATCAACGCCAGGTACGAAAGTATCTTGCCCACCATTCTGATCAGTAACCTCTCACCGGAAGAGTTGTGGGCGTTCATCAGTCCCCGAATTGCCGACAGGATCACAGACGGGGGACGCAACTGGTTGTCGTTTAACTGGCCCAGTTACCGTTCTCGTATCAGAGGTGTGGCTGCATGACAACTCCAGTATGGCGTAACGATGACCTTGAAGGCGCTGTCATCGGCGCGTTCTTTCTGCGCGGAGCAGATCCTGAAGTGATGGATATTCTGGCCACACTGCCAGCGGACGTTTTTTCTGTACGAGCGTATCAGGATATCTATACAGGCATCTGCAGACAGGCCCGTGTTTCAGGAGTGATTGACCCCGTGCTGTTGTGTAATGAGATGCCGGAACTTGCCCCGGTGATTACTGATACCGGGCGTAAAACCTGGGTGAAGTCTTCACTGGAGCACTATGTTGCAGCGTTGCGGCGCAATGCCGCACTGCGCGATGCAGAAAAAACACTGAATGAGGCGCTGCAGAAATTACGTGATGCGCATACCTGTGAAGCAGCTGAAGATGCCCTGAAGGATGCGCAGAACATGATGGTCACACTGTCGACAGGAAAGGGCGTCATTCAGCCGGTACATATTGATGATGTGCTTCCGGAAGTGGTTGAGCGTGTTGAATGCCGGAATCAGGGGCTGGAGAAATCCAGGACGTTGATGACCGGTATTGATGAACTGGACGCAAAAACAGGCGGTATGGAGCCCGGAGACCTGGTATTCATTGCCGCCCGTCCTTCGATGGGGAAAACCGAACTTGCGCTGGACATCATCGACAAGGTGACTGAGCAGGGGCATGGTGTGCTTCTGTTCACCATGGAGATGGCGAACATCCAGATTGGTGAACGTATGGTGTCTGCGGCTGGAGGGATGCCAGTATCACGCCTGAAATCTGTGGCTCACTTTGAAGATGAAGACTGGACGCGTTTCTCACAAGGGGTGGGGCGGATGACCGGGCGCAATATCTGGATGGTGGACCAGGCGAACCTGGCCATTGATGAGATATGCGCAACAACGAAACACCACCTGATTAAATATCCGGAAACGGCGCTGGTGGTGGTTGATTATCTCGGGCTGATAAAAACCCGAACCACGGGGCGTCATGACCTTGCCGTGGGTGAAATCTCAAAGGGGCTTAAAGGCCTGGCAAAATCCGGTGGTTTTCCGTTGATTGCGCTGAGCCAGCTCTCCCGCGGTGTGGAGTCCAGACCCAATAAACGTCCCATGAACTCAGACCTGAAAAATTCCGGAGAAATAGAGGCGGATGCAGACATCATTCTGATGCTTTACAGGGATGAAGTGTACAACCCGGATACGCAGGCCAGGGGCATCGCAGAAATCAATATCACGAAACAACGTAACGGTTCTCTGGGAACGATTTACCGGCGTTTTTATAACGGACATTTTCTGCCTGTGGACCAGGAAAGTGCACGGGTGCTTTCCACTCCCATGAAGCCCGGCAATCCGCGCAGATACAGTAATAAACGAACTGACAGCAGTAAGATGGAGCGTTTCTTTTGAACAACCAGACAATGACTTTTACCCCTGAACAATTGCGTAAACACGCGCAGGAAATGCTGCGTCATGCTGAACAACTCGAAAAAACGGGCATAACAAAAGATGCTATCCGTAAAGATATGGTACCCGCGCTTCGGGAACTGATGCAGGCGAAGCATCGCGCACAGAAAGCAGTAGATGAGCTGGTGGACTGTGTGGCAGAGCTGGAAACCAGAGTCGGAAAGTTTGAAAAACTGGTGCAGGAGGCGCTGCGCTGATGCGCCATGAGTTTGTTTTGCCCTGGCTTGTGCGCGATCATTATGTCCCTGGTGGAAAGCCCGGGATAAAAATCACCGAACCGGAGAGTATTTGATGAGCGTCAAAATTCAAACGATACCGGAACTGCTTATCCAGACACGAGGTAATATGACCGAAGTTTCACGAATGCTGAACTGTAATCGCGCCACGGTAAGAAAATATGCTGAAGATAAAGAGGGCAAAGGGCACGCCATTGTTGATGGTGTTCTGATTGTTCATCGTGGATGGGACAGGGGTAAAGACAGTGATGCGTGATATTCAGCAGGTTCTTGAGCGCTGGGGCGCGTGGGTGGCTAATAATCATGAGGATGTGACCTGGTCGTCCATTGCTGCCGGTTTTAAGGGATTAATCCCTTCAAAAGTAAAATCCCGCCCGCAATGCTGTGACGATGACGCGATGGTTATATGTGGGTGTATGGCCCGCCTTAACCGGAACAACAACGATCTACATGACTTGCTGGTTGACTACTACGTGTTTGGGATGACATTCATGACGCTGGCGCGGAAGCATGGATGCTCAGATGGTTATATAGGAAAGAAGCTACAAAAAGCCGAGGGGGTGGTGGAAGGAATGTTGATGATGTTGGGTGTCCGGTTAGAAATGGACAAATATATTGAACATCCCTGATGGTAAGGGGCGACTTTCTAGAAAATATTTTACGTACGTAAAAAACGGGATATTCTGTTAAGAGTGGTTGCTTCGCCACACAGCTTAAACCCGCCTCCGGGCGGGTTTTTTATGCCTGAAAAACGGTACAGGACGTTAAACACGCTGGTGGTCAGATGAGTTTGCAGATGTGATGACATATGGTTATTATTCTGCCTCCGGCCCTTTAGCTCAGTTGGTCAGAGCGAGCGACTCATAATCGCCAGGTCGCTGGTTCAAGTCCAGCAAGGGCCACCAACCACCACTAGCTCATCCGGATAGAGCATCAACCTTCTAAGTTGACGGTGCGAGGTTCGAGTCCTCGGTGGTGGGCCAGCGCCGACTTAGCTCAGCAGGCAGAGCAACTGACTTGTAATCAGTAGGTCACCAGTTCGATTCCGGTAGTCGGCACCATATGCGGGCATCGTATAATGGCTATTACCTCAGCCTTCCAAGCTGATGATGCGGGTTCGATTCCCGCTGCCCGCTCCAGTCAGAGTCTTTCAGTCTGCGATGATGGGAAATCCCGGAGTGACTGAAAGACGTTTAAGTTATGAATGATCGCCTTTTTTTGCAAAATTGCTGTGCAGAAATACTAACCTTCGGGCGTGCGATCATTCATAAGCACTCTGCTTTTATTCCGATTAACTGTGGGTGGTTTGTTGGATAGAGTGCTTTCCTTACTGTATATATCGTTTCGCCCGCTTTTGCGTTTTTTTCTTTTCAAATCCCTTTCATTTCTCAGTGTAAAACTACGCCATCCGTTATTTGCGGAGGTGAGGCTATGAAATCCATGGACAAAATTTCAACGGGCATTGCCTACGGCACCTCCGCCGGCAGTGCCGGCTACTGGTTTTTGCAGTGGTTGGATCAGGTCAGGCCATCACAGTGGGCTGCGATTGGTGTGCTGGGAAGTCTGCTTCTGGGGCTTCTGACTTATCTGACGAATCTGTATTTCAAAATAAGAGAAGACAAGCGTAAGGCTGCACGGGGAGAGTAAATAATGAAGCATGAAGAAATGAATCAGCGATTCAATCACCTGGAAAATGAAATCACTGAGCTTAATAAAAAATTGTCGGCGTTGGTGAGTTCTGAAGATGAAAACAAACGCCGCGATGAGCATTATGCGGCGATTTACGATTACTGCCACAAAGTCGCTCACGAGACTTTTATGAAGTTTTTGCAGGAAAAGTTTTTACCGGCCGCATTGTCAGAAAAAGAGGCGGCTTACCTGCGGCCTGAGTACGTCATTACGGTTAACAGTGCCGGAGAGGAAGAGCATAAAAGTGATTTTATTGCGTCTGCACCGGATAAAGACCAGGAACCCCATCGGCCTTTCAGGGTTTCCTGTGAAGAGGGTGAGTTCGTCGTTTATGAGAACGGAAAACCTGTCCGGGCATCGCATCATCACTGCCTGAAAATTATTAATCTCGCTATCAGATGCCTGAAAGACGAAAACACCAGAGTTATGAAACGCATTGGCCGTTGCATGGGGTATTTGCAGGTGGCGGCAGAGATTGAAGCACTTGCCAGTGGTGCAGACATGGATGCTGCGGTGCGGGAGGCTCTTCTTCGTGATTTCAATACTCCCCCTTTAAGAAAGAGCCTGATGACTGGATCCAGCCGGGGCTGACTTATCTTAAAAGGCGTATATAAGTTGGCTCGTTATTTGTTGCCGATAAATCCTGATAAATATCCATGAGCGCAAAAATCAAATACGGCCTGTCGGCTGCTGTTCTGGCGCTGATTGCCGCAGGCGCGTCTGCTCCCCAGATACTTGACCAGTTTCTGAACGAAAAAGAGGGTAATCACACAACGGCATACCGTGATGGTTCTGGCATATGGACCATCTGTCGTGGTGCCACAATGGTGGATGGTAAGCCTGTCATACCGGGAATGAAGCTGTCGAAGGAAAAATGTGACCAGGTTAACGCTATTGAACGTGATAAGGCGCTGGCATGGGTGGAGCGCAATATTAAAGTACCTCTGACCGAACCCCAGAAAGCGGGTATAGCGTCATTTTGCCCCTATAACATTGGCCCCGGTAAGTGTTTCCCGTCGACGTTTTATAAGCGGCTGAATGCCGGTGATCGTAAGGGCGCATGCGAGGCGATTCGCTGGTGGATAAAAGATGTTGGGCGCGATTGCCGCATACGTTCAAATAACTGCTATGGACAGGTTATTCGTCGTGACCAGGAAAGCGCATTAGCCTGTTGGGGGATAGATCAATGAGCAGAGTCACCGCGATTATCTCCGCTCTGGTTATCTGCATCATCGTCTGCCTGTCATGGGCTGTTAATCATTACCGTGATAACGCCATTACCTACAAAGAGCAGCGCGACAAAAACGCCGGAGAACTGAAGCTGGCGAACGCAACCATTACTGACATGCAGCAGCGCCAGCGTGATGCTGATGCACTCGATGCTAAATACACGAAGGAGTTAGCTGATGCGAAAGCTGAAAATGATGCTCTTCGGCGCAAGCTTGATAATGGTGGTCGGGTGCTCGTCAAAGGAAAATGCCCTGTGCCATCCTCAGCCGAAACCTCCAGCGCCTCCGGCATGGGCAATGATGCCACCGTCGAACTCTCTCCAGTTGCTGGACGAAACGTTCTCGGTATCCGGGACGGGTGAGGTAGCCTGAGTTTAACGGACACTCCTTCCTGAAATAGAATGGCATCAGAAGGAGCTAATAATGAGCAGAAAAACCCAACGTTACTCTAAAGAGTTCAAAGCCGAAGCTGTCAGAACGGTTCTTGAAAATCAACTTTCGATCAGTGAAGGCGCTTCCCGATTATCTCTTCCTGAAGGCACTTTAGGACAATGGGTTACCGCCGCCAGAAAAGGGCTCGGTACTCCTGGTTCCCGCACGGTGGCTGAACTGGAATCTGAAATTCTGCAACTGCGTAAGGCGTTAAATGAAGCTCGCCTTGAGCGAGATATATTAAAAAAAGCAACAGCGTATTTTGCACAGGAGTCGCTGAAAAATACGCGTTAA